CGTCGAGACCGAGAAAGGCGGGCGCATCATCCGAGAAGATTTGTTGTACGGTACGAACACGGCTGAGTTCTACTCAGGCTATGACGTGCTATCGACCAGTGCGGTGGACGGTGTGACCGCGGCCTTCTACAACTGGCGGTATGCCGCCGTGCCGATCACCATCAACCAGCAGGAGGAGATGCAGAACCGGCGCCGTGAGGACGCCGTCTCGCTGCTCCTGGCGAAGACCGAGCAGTCTATGCTCAGTCTACGTGACCAGATCAACGCCTCCCTGTTCTCGAGCCAGAGCGGCAAGAGCTGCCTCGGCTTGCAGGACCTCGTCGCCGATTCCTCCGGGACTACGTTGGCCGGCATCAACGCCACCAATGAGACCTGGTGGGAGAACAAACGCGACACGACCAGCACCGATTTCGATAGCGTCAGCTCGAATATCTACGCTGGCCCGGCGCTGATGGGGACGTTGTTCAACGATAGCTCCGAAGGTAACGAGACGCCCAACTACCTGGTCTCGACGCTGACCTTCTACGGTCAGTATGAGAAGATTCTGGAGAGCACCGGCTACACGCGCTTCCAGGCCAACCAGGGTACGCCAGGGCTGAACGCGCAGAACGCTACGTTCCGCGGTATTCCGTTCACCTACGATAGGGATTGTCCGAGTGGTCATTTGTATATGCTGAACACTCGCTATCTCAAGCTGAAGATCATGGAAGGTCAGAACTTTGCGAAGTCGCCCTTCCGCCATAACACCAACCAGCTCGCCCGCGTCGCCTTCATCACCGTGGGTTTGCAGTTGATTACCAATAACAGACGCCGCCAGGGTGTATTGACGGCGTTAACCTAAACAACCTTGCCCGCAAGCCAATGCGGGTTCATACCCTGCTTATAGGGGAAAGGTACGACAACGATGGCTAATCTACCTCATTCTTGGACTAAGGGTCCAGGTTCGATGGACAACAACGCTTCCACCGTAGGAATTGGTAGCATCAGTGGTGGCAACATAGGTATTTTCGATGTTTCTGACACTGCTCTGCTGCCTATCGGCGCAAAGCGTGAGTTTGAAGACGGGCGCATCTTCCGGTTTGCAGAATTTGCGGCAGACACTACGGCGGGGCATCTGGTAGCGCAGGATGTGAGCGCTCAAGCAGTGGTGTATGCGACTGACGACGCCACCGCTGCCGCTATTGGAGCGACTGCTGTGACGCTCACTGATTCTTCACTTTTCGGCAGTGCAACGGCTGATCAATTTGCTGGCGGATATTTACACACTGTAAATGATGCAGGGCAAGGCTACACCTACCGTATTAAATCCAATACGGCAGGGTCAAGCAATGCCACTACCCTTACGCTGTTTGACGGTCTTAAAATAGCGCTTACTACGGCGTCCGACGTAGTGATCACTGGTAATCCTTATAACGGTTTGGTTAGTGCTACGGCAGCTACCGATATGTGGGTGGCGGGTGTATGTATTAACGCTATGGACGTAAGCGATAAGAATTACGGCTGGATACAGACGCGGGGTTACGGCACTGTGCTGTATGACGCGGGTGGTTCTGCTGTAACGATTGGTGACCAGGTCACGTTGTCTGATGGTACCGCAGGAGCGGTCCAACAGCACGATACGCTGGCCGTAGAGCAGATCGTTGGTCACGCGCTTCATGTTCCCAATGCAGATGCAGACTTCCTGAGTGTGTATTTGCAGATTGAGTAGTTGACATAGAGGCGGGTGGGGGCGCTTTGCGGCGTCCCTGCCGCTCTCTTGTAGTGTACGGGGTCTGTTTAGCGGCAGACCGATAATGTGCCTCGCAAAATGGATATAGGAGGGCTCAATGGCCCAGAAGGCCCACCAACACGGTAACAAGGGGCAAGCCGGCTCCGCAGCGGCTACCCCAGCATCATCCGCGGCTATCCCAGCAGTGGCCAGCACGACTCTCGAGCCGAAAGCATCCGAGGGCAACGCGACCAAAGAAGAACTGACCCGCATCGTTCAGTTGTTCAAAGAGATGCCCACCCATTTCAAGGACGAGATCCGCAAGGAGCTCGGTGCCTCTGGCGTCGTACGCCAGAAGAAGCGCCATCGGGCCAGCAACGAGTCGGCGGCCAGCGTAGTCCATACGGCGGGGGATGTGATCCATCCTCCTGGCCATATGGCTACGGCGCCCGAGTGGGTCTATGAAAAGGGGGCGTCGGTCACCGAAGCGTGGGAGAAGCGCTGGGAAGATGGACGACCTTTCATCACTGAGGGCAACCTGGCCTACGAGTATGATGAGTACGAGTTCTCGGCGTCGGATATGGTGGGTGAGCTTGCTCCTACCGGGTAAGAGGCGATGACCAACCTAAACGCGATCAAGATGGCGCTGCGGCGCACCGGCCTCTCGCAGAACGCGACGACCTTCCAGAACAACGGGCGCGACTACCTCAACCTGGTGGTCAAAGATATATCGAGCCGGGCGACCTGGGAGTGGTTGTTTAAGTCATCGACGCTGACTACGGTAGCCGATCAGAAGGCGTATAGTTTGGCCGCTACGGTCCTCGAGCCGCTGATGTTCCGCAATAGCTCCCAGGACTACTCGATGATCATGGCGGGACCGGAGGAGATAGACCGGCGTGACCCGGATCAGAGCGAGTCGGGCGACCCTCGCATCGTCGTAGTCAGCGGCATCAATAGCTCTACCGGCTATTGGGAGGTCGAGCTGTTCCCTACGCCCTCGGCGGCGGATAAGACGATCAAGTACCGCTACTACTCGTTCGTTCCCGATTTCACCAGCAGCAACGACAGCGACAACCTGGAGATATACATACCGCTCTGGGTGCAGTCGGCGGTGGTTAGCGGCATTGCCGAGTACTACCTTCAGGAGAAGGGCGCTATCGACGATGCCGAGCGGGAGCGCCAGCGCAAGGAGGAGACGATAGCCTACGCCCTGCGGCGTAATGGCGTTGGTGACCGGCGTTATATCTTGCGCGGCGCCACCGGCAGCTCGGGCGTGAGCCCTTATAATTTCGGCGTAACCGAGGGCAGCCTGACCTGATGCCTGTAGCGGGCAGTTCGATACGGCATGGCCCTTGGGTGGGTGGGGTGCAGTATAAGCTGCCGGTAGAGGGACAGCGCACCGATACGCTGTTTGCGATGAGCAACTGCAAGGTCGGCCTCGCCGGCGAGGTGAAGAAGCGGCTCGGCTTCGCCAAGTATATCAGCACGGCGCTCTCTACTACGGACCTGACGGCGGTGGGCTACGCCAAGTTTTCAGCCTCCTCGGCGGCTACGTTCATCGTCTCGGGGACGGTCCTGTATGAGGATGTGGATGGGACGTGGACCGAGCGGATGCCCGCCAGCGGCGTGACCATCACGGCGGCTACCGACAACACGTTCGAGTGGGTTAACGCCGGCGGCACCATCGTCCTGACTAACGGCGCCAACGGTCCTATCAAGTGGGCCGCGGCGGCGGGCGACTGCGCGGCGCTCGATGTAGACAGCCGCTTCAGCACGGCGGACCATATCGAGTTCTTCGACGGGCGCCTATGGCTGGCCAACACCAACGCCAACGAGGACCGCCTCTGGCGCTCGGATACGGGCGACATAGAGACCTGGGGCTCTACCAGCTTCTACGGGCTGGACTTCCCCATCACCGGCCTCAAGGCGTTTGGCAACGCGCTGGCCGTCCATGCCGAGGAGGGCATATGGCTCTTGCAGCCTACCGGCAACTCGTCGGTGCCCTACCAGGTGCAGCGCCAGGGTAACGGTGGCAGCATCTCGGGACGGGGCCTGGCGGCCCTCCCTGACGGCTCTCAGGTCTTCCCGCGGCGCGATGGCATCTACCGGTGGCATGGCGGGCCGGTGCAGAAGATAAGCCAGGCGCTGGACGGCTCGAGGTATTGGGATTCGATCAGCCCAAACCGGCTGTTACAGTCGTTTGCGGTGGTCTATCCCGATCAGAACGAGGTCTGGTTTCAGTTGCCGTATAACTCAACCAATATGAACCATACGATGATCTACGACTATGTCCGGGGCATATGGTATGGTCCCTATGAGGACTATACCCGCAACTGCGGCGCCATCATTGCCGATCTGCCTCATATGGGGGGCGTAGGTGACGGTCTGCTCTATAAGCATGATAGCGGCACAGATGACGCTTCCTCGGCTATCGTCGGCACCTTTCAGATCGGCGCCACGGCGCCGGCGGGCGGCGAGGTCGATGTGCGATGGCAGTATGCTCGGCACTACTTTGAGCTGAAGGGCAACCATACGGTGGGTATCAGTCAGCGGGCTACGGGTATCCTGGGCGATACCGAGCAGGTGAACATGGGCGGATCGTATGCAGTACTGGATAGCTTTGTGCTGGGGAGCGATACGCTGGCCGAGCCGGACCTGGTGCTGCTGGCCGATACCGATCTGCACGGCTACGATCCCCATACCTCGCTGAGATACCAGAACAGCGGTGCGGGGCAGGAGTTCCTGTTTCGGAGGGTACATTTGCAATACAAGACGATAGGCAGGACGCGGCAACGACTACCGGGGGTTGAATAATGGCTTTAGCAAGAGATAGAGGGAGTAGAGGATCGTTTGGGCGGCGCAGCGGCGGCGGTGGCACCGCCGGCATCGGAGGACAGACGGCACGGCGTAAGCCGGGGCAGCCGCCTACGTTGAGCCCGGAGGAACTGGCGGCAGCGGCTCAGGGCACGGCGCCGCCGCAGTACCCAGGAGTCGTACCTCCAGTGGCAGCACCGGCACCAGCACCGGCACCTCAGTATCCAGGGTTTGTACCTCCTGTAGCGGCACCAGCACCCCAGTATCCAGGGTTTGTACCTCCAGCGGCTCAGGCTACACCGCCTCCGCCGCCGCCGCCGCCACCGCCGCCTACCGATTGGACCACTACAGTAATGCCAAGGGTTGGGGAAAAAGAGGTGCCCTTTACTCCAACGAGTCCTACGCAACCCAGGTATCCAGGTTATACTCCGCCATTACCGATACCCAGCGTCCAACCGGGCGCTCAGTCGCCGAGGGTAGAGCCTACCGGCCAGCCGGGCGCCCAGCCGCCGAGGGTAGAGCCTACCGGTCAACCTGGCGCTCAGCCGCCGAGGGTAGCGCCTACCGGCCAGCCGGGCGCCCAGCCGCCGAGGGTAGAGCCTACCGATTGGACCACTACAGTAGTACCAGGGGTCGGAGAAAAAGAGGTGCCCTTTACCCCAACGAGTCCTTGGATGCCCAGTGTTCAGCCGGGAGTCCAACCGCCGAGGGTAGGGCCTATCGGTCAACCTGGAGCCCAGCCGCCGAGGGTAGAGCCTACCGGTCAACCGGGCGCTCAGCCGCCGAGGGTAGCGCCTACTGGTCAGCCTGGCGCCCAGCCGCCGAGGGTAGCGCCTACTGGTCAGCCGGGCGCCCAGCCGCCGAGGGTAGACCCTACTGATTGGACCACTACAGTAGTACCAGGGGTCGGAGAAAAAGAGGTGCCCTTTACCCCAACGAGTCCTACGCAACCCAAGTATCCAGGTTATATCCCGCCATTACCGATACCCAGCGTTCAGCCGGGCGCCCAGCCGCCGAGGGTAGAACCTACTGTTCAGCCAGGGGCTCAGCCGCCAAGGGTAGAGCCTACTGGTCAGCCTGGCGCCCAGCCGCCGAGGGTAGAGCCTACCGATTGGACCACTACAGTAGTACCAGGGGTCGGAGAAAAAGAGGTGCCCTTTACCCCAACGAGTCCTACCCAACCTGGCGCTCAGTCGCCGAGGGTAGAGCCTACTGGTCAGCCGGGCGCCCAGCCGCCGAGGGTAGAGCCTACCGATTGGACCACTACAGTAACGCCAGGGGTCGGAGAAAAAGAGGTGCCCTTTACCCCAACGACTCCTTGGATGCCTACTGTTCAACCAGGAGGCCAGCCGGCGAGGGTAGAGCCTACTGTTCAACCAGGAGGCCAGCCGGCGAGGGTAGAGCCTACTGTTCAACCAGGAGGCCAGCCCCCCAGACTAACAGCGGACGAAATTCTCGAGGGACAACGACAAACGGGCGGCGGTGACGAGCCGGTCTATCCGGGGTATGTCCCGCCGGTTGCTCCGACACAAGATGAGCTGGCGGCGGCATTACAAGGATTAAGTGGTTATCAAGAATTAACGGCCCCTCCTCCTCGAGTAGAACCTACTGTTCAGCCAGGGGCTCAACCTCCTCGGGTAGAGCCCAGCATTCAGCCGGGCGCTCAACCCCCTCGGGTAGAGCCCAGCGTTCAGCCGGGCGCTCAACCCCCTCGGGTAGAGCCCAGCATTCAGCCAGGAGCCCAGCCCCCTCGGGTAGAGGCACCTGCCGAGACCGGACTCGTCCCGTATACACCGCCCGCGCCACAGGCCGCTGGTGATCTTGCGACCACCCTGCAAGAGCAGGCTATGGCCCGCCTCACCGGCACCGATCCTGCCGCGGCCCTCCTCCGCTCACAGTATGAGGAGCGGGCCGGCGACATCGAGCGGCAGACTATCGAAGACCTACAGCGCTACGGCGTCCTCCGGGGCGGCGGAGATACCGCGGAGGTGCTCGGGAGTTTACGCGGTGAGCTGGCGCAGGGGCGTATGGGTCTCGATGTCGAGCTGGACCGGCGCCGTCAGGTTGCGGTAGACCAGGCTATGCGGCTACGTCAGCAACAGATTGGCCAGGAGCAGGCTGCCGCCGAGCGCGGCCTGCGGGGGGAGATGGCAGTAGGACAGGTGGGGGGTGCAGAGACGCTGGCGGCGCAGCAGTTGGCGCAACAGGGCGGTCAGTTTGAGGCCGCGCAGGATCTGGCACGGGAGCAACTCACCGGCCAGGTGGGGTTGGGGGGACGCCCTGGCTACACTCAGTCGCTGGCCGCGCAGGAGCTGGCGCAGCGTGGGGCGTTGACGCGGGAGCAGATGGCCCAGCAGGAAGCCCAGTTTGGGCAGGGGCAGCAGTTGGCACGGGAGCAGCTCACCGGCCAGGTAGGCTTAGGAGGACCGGGTGCGGCGACTACCGAGAGCGTGGCCGCTCGTCAGCTTGGGCTTGGAGAGCGCGGCCTGGAGGCCGATATAGCGGCCCGTATGGCTCAGATGACGGGCTACATTCCTACTGGGATGGGTGCTCCCATGACTACGCTGGCCCGTCAGGCGCAGGAGGCGGCGATAGGAAGCCAGGCGGAGAGGGATCGGTTGGCGGGTCGCCAGGTAGGGTTGTCGGAGGCCGAGTTGTACGGCTTCGAGCCAGGGCGAGAAGGGCGCTCTACGATGCGGCAGCGGGGGATGGTCGAGGACATCGCCGCCCGTGCGGCTCAACAGCAACTGGCGCGGGAAGAGGTTTATGGCGGCGCCGTAGGTGGCCCTCAGACGATGCAGCAGCAAGCAC